AGTGTGGCGGGATTACTGGATGCCTACGCTAAGAAAGCACTTCGCTTAATGCCCCAAAAATACAGGTCGCAACTGTTTGGGTTGTAGTCGAACTGATATTCCTCGAACAAGTCGTATAGGTCAAACTCGTCCTCGAAATCCTGTGCTGTTAGGTTCCGGTAGTAATCCCATTCGACGGTAAGCGGTGACGAACCTGGATGGCTACGAGACGTTCCGTGCTCTGCTCTACCTGTACTTGCGCAAGTCACAAAGACATATCGGCGTGACATTCGCCACATATTAAAGAACGTTTCTGCCCAGGCAGGGTTGTGCTCGAAACATTCTGCGCTAACGGTGACATCGAAACTATTGTCAGCAAAATCTAAATGCTCACCGTGGGCAACTAGATCTACGTCTTTGCCCTCGCCCACATCCACACCTAAATATGAACACTCAGAGAATAGATCTCGGATTGTGCCGTTGATATTAAGCGAACCAATCTCTAACACGTTTGCCTGCCGGAAAGCATCCGGGAACCATTCTCGGACACGCAGGAAATAATCGCGCTGAGCAGAGTGAGCCATACCATTAGAATATCGGATGTGTTGCCAAATCTGATTGTGCCTGTCCTAAATAGATATGACCTGTTACAGAGGATGCTCGACACAATAGATCTTAAGATTGCGCATCTGGTTCTGATTGACAACGGCGATAATCTTACAGAGCTACGGTTCCCAAAACTTGTTCAGAACGTGCATTACATTCCGCTCCCTGGCAATCTAGGCGTAGCGGGTTCCTGGAACCTGGGCATTAAGGTGCTCCCACACCACGACAGATGGTATATCGGCTCGAACGATATTATGTTTACGCCGGGAGATCTAGAGCAACTAGCGGATGCTGACACCGATAAGCTGACTCTATGTGACAAGCCTCCGTTCTTCCAGGTCTTTGCTGTAGGCGAGGAGGTTGTCAGGCAGGTGGGATTATTTGACGAGTCATTCTATCCGGCATACTTTGAGGACAATGACTATAAGCGTCGAGTCGAACATTACGGCTTTGAGATTAAGACGCTCCCGCTAGGTGTGCATCACGATAATAGTTCGACGCTCCGTGCAAACCAGATGTTTCAGAGTAGTAATAGCCGGACGTTCACAGACAATCAGCAATACTTTAAACGGAAGCAAGCCGAGGGTGACTTTTCGGCTGGTAGTTTCGACCTAACTCGCCGTCGTCGTAACGAGTGGCTGCGGTAAACTGGACTAATGGCTATCACTAACGGTTACGCGACTCTCGACGATGTTAAATCAGCACTTCGTATCGAGGACAATATTGACGACACTTTAATCGAGCTTGCAATCGAATCTGCGTCTCGTGAGATTGACGGTTACTGTGAACGAGTGTTCTATAGCGTGGGAACGGCTACACGCTTGTATCTGCCCTTCGACGACTTTCTAGTAGAGATAGACGACCTACAATCTTTAGACACGTTAGAAACGTCCTCAGACGGCGAGAGCTTTAACGTGACCTGGCAGTCCGGGGATTACCAGCTAGAGCCACTTAATGGGCAAGCAGGAGGCATTAGCACGCCGTTCACGCGCATCCGAGCAATCGGGTCTTACCTATTCCCGGTCTGGGCGCCGAGACATCCAGATGCCTACGAGGCTACTGTGCGGGTAACTGGAACATTCGGGTTTGCTTCTGTTCCTACTGCTATCCGACAGGCAACAATCCTGCTGTCAATGCGCCAGTTTAAACGCTACGATTCCCCGCTCGGGGTGGCGGGCTTTGGAGATCTAGGAGCAATGCGGGTAAGCAAGTTTGACCCGGACGTGGAAGCGTTAGTGTCACCATTCCGCAAAGTGAGGATGGCGTGACAATCCAGGCAATGCGGGACGGTCTCTCGACTAACCTGCAAACTATCTCGGGTCTGCGTGTCAGCGAGGAGATCCCTGACCAAGTAAATCCGCCACAAGCCGTTATCAGCCTCAGCACTGTCGAGTTTGACCAGGCGTTTCAACAAGGGCTGACAATCTACCGGTTCCTTGTCACCTTGATTGCTTCACGGGCATCTGACCGTTGGGCACAGATTCGGTTAGACGGGTACTGTTCTAACGGGGACGATAGTGTCAAGCTGGCTATCGAATCTGACAAAACTTTAAGTGGCGCGGCGTTTGATGTCCGTGTCACCGAAATGGGCAACATTGGTACGATATCATTGGATGAGTCAATGTATTTGGCAGCCGAGTTTTCGGTAGACGTATACGCAGATTAGGGAGCAATAACGTGGCAAAGTTTGTCGCAACTGACTATGACATTTCGATTGCAGGCACGGACTTCAGCACAAGCCTTGCCTCGGTCACACTCGACATCACCGTAGACGAGCAAGAGACAACCGCTTTCGGTAACGAGTTCCGCACTCGTATCGGCGGACTCAAGGATGCTTCGGTTACGCTCGACTTTCACCAGGACTTTGGTTCTGGGTCGGTAGACGAGACTCTGTTTGACAACCTGGGCGGAACCGTCGAGGTTATCATTAAGCCAACTTCGGGAACCGTCTCGGCAACGAACCCGTCCTACACGATGAACTGCTTGGTCACACAGACCCAGCCCTACGCTTCTTCGGTGGGCGACCTTGCTACGATGTCTGTTACCTGGCCAGTTGATGGAACCGTAACAAGAGGAACCGCTTAAACAAATGATTATTAACCTACGCCTGACCTACACCGACGAATCCGCTAAGGATATCGAAGCGAAAGCGGCAGATATCGTTGCATTCGAGGAACGCTTTGACATCTCGATGGCAACTCTACAGAAAGAGATCCGACTAACACACTTGTTGTTCCTTGCGTGGCACTCCGAGAAACGGGGCGGTCACACTAAGGATGACTTTGACAAATGGGTTGAGTCTGTGGAGTCCGTCGAGGCTGTCGAACCAAAAAAATAGTTCCGCTCGGTGACCAGTCCGCTCACTGGCTAATAGCGAATATGGCCTATGAGCTGAAGATCTCACCAAACGAGTTGCTCGATTTGTCACCGAGAATGTTGTTCACATTACAGAAGGTAATGGAAGGACACGCGAAGCGGGCTAATCGTCGGCGGTAGAATGGTACTGACGATTGGAGCCGGGTGTGTTAGAACAGCGCATTGATTACCCTGACTTCAAACGTCTTAAGGATGAGTTCCGCGCTCTTGACCGGCAGGTACAGAAAGAGACTAAGAGCGGAATCAAAAAATCTATTGGCAATGTAACGTCACGGATGCAAGGCGATATTCGTAGCTTTGTAGACAACCCGCCGATGAGCGGTATGGGAGGCGGAAGCAAGCGTAATAGTTGGCGTTATCCTGCTGTGAAACCGTCACTTCGTCTATCGGCTGGTCCAGGCAAGCCTGTTGCGCAGATTACCGCCAAGGGTAGCGGTGGATATAGCCGAATGTTTGCGATTACCGAGCGTGCTGGTTCACGAAGCTCTGGGTTCACAAATGATGGTAAACGGATGATCCGTGTGCTTGACAAGCGCAATGCCCTGGTCAAAGGCAAGGGTGGACGTTATGCGTTCCGCTCGTTCCTCAAGTTTCGTCCTCAACTACACGATACTGTTCAGCGTGAGCTAAACGGTCTTGCCCGTCAAGTAAATGTAAGGTTGCGCCGTGGCTCGTAGCGTTTCACAAATCACAATCCCAATCAAGTACCTTACGAACACGAAGGCACTTGGCAAGGCACAGTCAAGCTTCGGCAAGTTCGGGCGGGCTATCGGTGGCATTGGTGCAGCGTCTGTCGCTGCGATTGGTGCTATCGGAACTGCCGCGGTTCGGATGTCCTCCGAGTTCGAGACAAGCTTTGCAAAGATCCAGGGTTTGGTGGGTGTTTCCGCGGAGGCTATCGGTGAACTTGAGGATGCAGCCCGGACGCTTGGACCACAGTTTGGCAAGTCAGCTAACGAAGCCGCAGATGCCCTGTTCTTTATTACTTCGGCTGGTCTCCGTGGAGCAGATGCAACTAACGTTCTTGAGGCATCGCTCAAGGGTGCCGCGATTGGGTTAGGTGACACTAAGACGATTGCTGATCTAGCAACGTCAGCTGTGAACGCTTACGGTGCAGCGAATCTAAACGGTACTCAAGCCGTGGATACTCTGACTGAGGCGGTGCGTGAAGGTAAGCTTGAGCCCGCCGAGTTAGCCCAGTCCATGGGTTCTGTTCTGCCTATTGCTTCGGCTATGGGGGTTGGCTTTGACGAGGTAGGTGCCGCGATGGCGGCGATGTCTCGTACTGGTACAGATGCGTCACAAGCATCCACCCAGCTTCGAGGCATAATGAACTCGATTATCAAGCCGACTAAAGAGGCGGAGGACACTCTAGCTGGGCTTGGGCTGTCTGCTGAAGGCTTACGAGAGCAGATGGGTACTGAGGGTCTGCTCCCAACCTTAGAGACGCTCACAACGGCATTTGACGGCAATATCGAAGCAACCGCTCAAGTGTTCGGTAACGTCCGTGCATTGACTGGTGTGCTCGACCTTATGGGGCCGAACGTCGAAGGTACACGGCAAATCTTTGCCAATATGACCGATGACGTTGGCGCGTTAGACGAAGCCTTTGGTATTACCTCGGAAACGGTGGCGTTTAAGTTTGACCGGGCGATGGAAACTGCCCGCTCATCGCTCCTGCCTGTCGGTGACGTGCTCCTGGATATTGGAAGCAAACTGCTTGACTCGTTAATGCCAAGTATCGAAATGCTTGCTCCGATTCTTGAGGAAACATTTGCGCATCTTGAGGAACCGCTGTTAGATCTAGTCGGCATCTTGCCAGACCTGCTCAGTTCGCTCTCGCCTGTGCTACCGCTTATCGGTCAAATCGCTGCAATCTTTGTGGATCTAGTAAACGCTGCGCTACCCGTGTTTAACGCTCTACTCGATGCAATCGTGCCAATCCTTGAGGCTCTAATTCCACCGCTTGTCGTCTTTATTGAGGAACTAATGGCAATGCTTGGGCCAGCTTTGGTAACGATTATCGAACAGCTGACACCGTTAATCGAACAACTGTTGCCAATCTTCTTGACTCTGTGGGAAGCACTCTCGCCTATTGTTCTGTTGTTTATCGAGACGTTCCTACCAATCGTTGAGGCAATCCTGCCTCTGTTCGTGACTATTCTCGAAACACTTGTCCTGCCGGTCTTACAAGTCTTTGCTGACTTTGTGGCTCAGACACTTCCGGGCGCGTTAGGCATTCTGCAAGATATGGGTTTGCTTCCGACCTTAGAGGCGACTCAAACCTTTGCGCAGGGAATGGGTGATGTGATCACTGCGCTACAGACGTTCTTGACAACACGGATTAACGCAATCATTGGAGGCTTTGAACAGCTAGCGAACTCCGTTATTAATGTCGTAAATAGTTTGATTCAGGCTGGCAAGGAACTGCCTGGCAGGGCTGGCGCATTGTTTGAGAATGTGCGAGAGCTTAAGCCCGTCACGTTTACAAGGGTCGAGGTGCCCGGCAAGTTTGACAGAATGACGTTCCCCGAGGTAGACGTAGCTGGTATTGGCGGGAATGTTGGCGGGTTCCAACGGGGCCAGCTTGCTTCGATACAGCGTAGGCAGGAGGCACTTGCAGGTGTGCAAAGCCTTATTGCCGGCGATAGCGGGTTCTTTGAGGCTGGGTTCCGTTCCCGTGGATTACCCGCAGCATCAGGCTTTAGATCTCTTGGCATCCCAGAGTTTGCTAACGGCGGGATTGTCAATAGGCCAACTATCGGATTAATCGGTGAGGCTGGACCAGAGGCGATTATTCCGCTTGACCGTGCCCGTGGGGGTACTACAATCAACGTCACCGTCAATGCAGGCTTGGGTACTAACGGAGCGCAGGTAGGTGAGGAGATTGTTCGCGCCATCAAAAAATATGAGAGACACTCTGGCCCTGTCTTTGTGAGTGCGTAATGACGGTCACAGTTGAGATAGGACGAGTCCGTGGATTTGTTCTAGACGACCCAGTAGCGGGTGTGCTCGACAACACCGAATATCCGCTAGGCGGGCTTGGCTTTGTGGATGTGACTGACTTTGTGCGCGAGGTCAATATGATTCGTGGCAAGAACCGTGATCTAGACCGTTTCTCGTCGGGTGCGCTAACTGTTCAGCTTAATAACCAGACTCGATACTTTGACCCGTTTGCTGGTACTGCTCTCGACCCGGTTCCTCGTGTACCAATCCGAATGAGCTATAACGGGACAGCACAGTTCGTAGGTGTCGTGGATGACTGGAACTATGCATATGACCCAGGTGGCGTATCTTATGCCGAGGTTGAGGCTACCGATGATATGACTAAGCTAGCTCGCCAAGCTGTGCTCTCGTCAGGTACGGCTATCGAGCAGACCACGGGTGAACGGGTGACTAATGTTCTTGACCAGTTCACAGTGGATTGGCCAGCCGATAAGCGGGACATTGACACCGGCGACAGTGTGGTTCTTGGATCTAACTTTGCTGGTGAGAACGCGCTCGAATATCTACAGCTTGTGGAGACAACAGAGCAGGGACAACTGTTTATTGGTAAACAGGGCGACCTTGTATTCCGTGGACGGTCAGATGCTACACCGACAACAGCTGGTCTAGTCACTTTCGCTGATGACGGTAGCGGGATTACCTATAAGCGTGTGTTTGTGACCTACGGCACGGAGCTTATGGTGAACCGTGCGACTATACAAGCACCGAACACGTCTGCCACAGCTAATAATGAGCTGTCACAGGTTACCTATGGCGTGATTGACGAGGAGATCTCTACACTTGAGATTGACACCGCGCTTGCACAATCTTTAGCTGACTTTACGGTGGCAAAGTACGCGGAGCCGGAATATCGTTTCGAGCAACTTGTCTTTGATATCACCCGGCTACCTAGCTCTGATGTGGCAACCGTTATGGGATTAGAGATTGGTGATGTAGTCCAGGTCAAGTTCACACCAAACAATATCGGCTCAGCTATTGACCAATATGCACAGATAATCGGTATTGCCCACGAGGTTGGATTTGACACGCACGATGTTATCCTGAGATTGGCGTCACTTACGTTCACGTCTCTCGTACTTGATGACGTCGAGTTCGGTAAACTTGATTTGTACACTTTAGGGTTCTAGGGAGAGCAATGGCTGGGGCTGGATACAAGTCGTTCACTGCGGGCGAGGTGCTCGAAGCGAGCGAGGTCAATACTTACCTTATGGACCAAAGCATTATGGTCTTTGCCGGTACAGCTGAACGTGACACCGCGCTCGGCACAGCTGTATCTGAGGGTATGCACGTCTATCTCACCGGGGACAACTCGTTCTTGTATTATGACGGTGCAGCCTGGCAAACCCAGGGCGGTGGCGGTGCTACTGGCTTTGAGAACAACTTTCTATTAATGGGAGCATAGACAAATGGCGACGAGCTATAAGATCCTCGGTCAAGCACATATGACCACTACGTCGGACACCGACATTTACACGGTTCCGTCTGCAACTGAAACGATTATCTCGACGATGATTGTTGCCAACATCGGCACTGCCGCGACTACCTTCAACATTGCCCTGCGGGAGGACGGTGACACTCTCGCTGATAAGCATTACATTGCCAAAGAGGTTCCGATTGCCGCGAACGACTCGACGACACTCACGCTAGGCATGGCCCTTGAAGCAACGGATGTCGTGACTGTCGCTGCCGGTACAGGGAACGCTCTTAGTTTCAACCTGTTCGGCGCGGAAATCGACGTTTAGGGGATAGTCGTATGTCTATCCGCAGTCTTTCTACTTCTACGCTGACGGGGCAAACCCGTTACGCGAAAATGAGTGCGGTGTTTGGTGCGCCACCTTACACCGTCCAATACCTGGTCGTCGCTGGTGGTGGCGGGGGCGGTAATGGTTTCGGCGGAGGCGGTGGAGCCGGGGGTTACCGTTCTTCGGTTGAAGGTGAATCTTCAGGCGGTGGCGGTAGCGCAGAAACACCAATAAACATTGCCCCGGGCACTTATCCGGTGACGGTTGGAGCAGGTGGTTCTGGTCCTACCGGTGCCTATTCGAGTTCGACTAAGGGTGGCGACGGGGGTCAGTCTGTTTGCATAGCCGTTATCTCTAAAGGTGGCGGTGGCGGTGGTTCACACTCGGGGAACAATACCGGAAATGAAGGTGGTTCTGGTGGTGGTAGTTCGATGGCTCTTGGCGGGGCTGGTGGACCAGGTACGGCTTTGCAAGGTTTTGCTGGTGGGAT